AATGGTGCCAGTTAGAATATGATTAGGGTCAGCATCTGAACTTAATGTTTTATCATTAATAATCGTATCAGTATGCCAGTGATAATGATTTTCATCATCATAGTATACAGTATATTGCATTGGTTCAATCGCTGTAATATTATAGTTCCAACCAGATGCTTGGTTAACTTCATGCATTACAGGTCGCATCATACTATACAGTTCATCATTATCATGCCAAGATACTTTGTTCTTACGAATGATATGATTAGCATTCTCTGGTTTGTCAATACCAAACGTTAATGCTTCTTGTTCCTGCCCTCTTTCACAAATCTCACGAATACGCATAACTTGCTCTGGCCAAAAAAGACTTTCAAAATACCAGTACCAATTGTTTTCAAACGTAGTTGTTAAAATCTCACCTTCATGACCAATTGTATTAGTCATCACTAATTACCTCAAAACGTAGTTGACGATCATCATCTGTAATACTTTGTAACTCTTTATATGTCTCGCTTGTACCAATAGGTTCGATGAATAGTTTTTCGCGTCTATCATACGCAAACTGAGCGCATGGACCTTGACGATTAACATAGTGTAAGAAAAGTTGGACTTGCCAATCATCTGTTTCAGGTGGTTGGAACTTCTCACGCCAGTGTGGTACTTCACAACCACGATACATCATAGCACTCAAAGGTGGCACGGAAACTGGCATACGGATTGTAATGTCATCAGGATCAGCATACCAGATAGGCCAATCAAAGTTACCACTCTGACCAAGATTGATGGTTACACTAATCTCACAAGAAGGTCTGTCTGTATGATAGTGTAACTCTTCACCAGGACCATAAACTCTCATATATGTGTATGTCGGGAGTAGTTTAAGTCCTGTAAGTGCCTCCATCTTAGGAAGACAATCGACCATAACATACTCACACTTAGGTTGACCATACCATGCTTTAGAGTTGACAGGACACTGAGAATCATTAAGTTCGTTCTCAGTGTCCTGTTTTGCTTTTTCCAAATACTCTTCTGTAATAATCTTTGCTACATCTTCATCTACAAAATCATCGACGGCAAGATATTTTTTCTTTTGAAAATAATAAATGCCAGCAGTATTACGAAGTTTCATTCATTCCTCCATAGTTAAATAATATACATTATATAGTAAAATTATCCAAGTGTCAAATAATTATAATGTAAATGTTTGTTCACTACCAGTGTAATTGAATGTAGTTGTCACTTCAGTATCATTATTTGTGATTGTTACTTGACCGTTGGTTTCAGCAGCGGAACCGCCACCCTGTGTATTTGTAGTGTTAGTTGCGGTATAAGGACCACCACCTACATACCCAGAACCGCCGCCGCCACCGCCGGTTTTGTGAGGATCTGGTCGATAACCACCGCCACCGCCGCCATAGTATCCACCACCGCCACCGCCGCCCGCTTCACCGAGATGACCGTTGCCTCCAAATAAAAATCCTCCAGGTGTTGGTGCTTGACCACCAATACCTGCTCCGCCATAAGGGGAAGCTGCACCACCACTGCCTTGAGTACCGCCACGACCAGCATTGCCACCATTAGCCCAAGTACCGTTTTGACCAGTTGGACCCCCACCATCACCACCTTTACCATATGAAGGATTACCGCCGCTGATACCGCCAGCACCACCACCACCGCCAGCAACAATTACGACTTGAGGAGCGGATAATCCTGGTCCAGTAGTACCAGGACCACTTGACCATGGTGCTGTGAATACGCCAGATAAACCACCACCAGGTGCTTGATGTGGATGACCACCACTTGTTGCGCGACTGCCGCCACCACCGCCAAAAGTTCGACCACCTGGAGCAACACTCGGTCCAGGTCTATTGCCAGCCTGACCTACCACAACATATAATGTATCTTCAGTTGGAAAATTTTCGATAGTTAATTGTGCATAACCACCAGCACCACCTTCCCTACCATAAGCATCTGAGTCACCACCACCAGCACCATATGCAGTAATAGTGATAGGAGCTGGTGATGGTCCTGATGGTCCTGATGGTCCTGATGATCCCTCATACCATCTATGACCAGCAACTTGTATTCCAGCACCATTTGGTAATCTTGAATCGTTAGAAACCCATGTGCTTTGCATCATCTTATCACGAACATCAGTCATATCCCATACACCTGATAGAAACTTAGTGTCAGAATAAGAATCAGAGGTAGTTGATTCTTCTGTCATCTCAGTTCCAAGAGCAGATGTTGGCGGGGTAAAGTTAGAAGTATATTTTGCATGGCCTTTGATAATACGAAGATCGTCTAAGTAGCCATTGAAATAAAGACTATCAGAGCCGCCAAGCCGCCCAATATCAATGTTACTGAATGTGGTAGTTAGATTAGAATATGAATCTGATCTTACTTGTGTACCATCAATAAATTGGCGCAGAGTGTAACCATCGAAACAAACGGCAAAGTGATGCCAAGTGTTTACAGTCCAACCTGTATTATTAGTGGTGTAAGCTGTACCACCACTATAAAGTTGAAAACGCTTTTGATACGGGGTAATAGTAATATTCCAACTATTTGTACCAGTGCCAGTACTCATGATGACGTTATGCTGATTACTAGTGTCATTTGTACAATAGAACCAACCTTCAATTGTAAAGGGGTTGCTATTGAAATCTTGAAGTTCAGATCCAGAGGCCACAGTCAAATAATCACCTGTACCGTCTAAATATAGACTAGAAGTCCCAAATTTTTTCACTGATGTATTAAGTGTTGCATTACCATATTTGGTTACACCATGATTTCTTGCTAAGTCTTCAAATCCACCTGTAAGAGTCTCAGTTGTAACACCAGTTGATCTTGTTAGTTTTGTATAACCACTGGGTGCAGCATAGATTTGATTTTGAATTTCAAACTCCGCAGTCCAATCATATTCTTGAAATGCAATATGCCAATTGCCGCCAGTTGTGAAAGTATCAGTTCCCACTGAACTATTATTTTGAAGAAGTTCTAATGTTCCACTGTCAAAGTCAACGTTGAGTGTAAAGTAATCATTGGCAACATATGATTCATCTTGAACACCAGCAGAACTTGCAGTGCTATTACCAAAAGGTTTAGACAACCAATTACTACCTGCACTAGACTCTTGTCCTGATTTAATAATACCAATATTGGTTCTTCTTTGACTACCGCTTCCAGTGGAATTGACTTTAAAGTCTACAGAATATTTACCTGATGAGAATGTAGCAGAACTAATAGCTGCAAATCCCCATGATATAGTTCCACCACGTTTAACTTGGTATTCATCATCGTATGTATAATACGAAGTGTTTGTTGACGTATCCCATGTAAGACCACCCGAAGATGTAGAAACATCTCCATTAAATGGCAGATATAATACAGTCATGTCATTTGATGTTTCGCTAACACTTGTTCCTACGGCAGATGTAGGAGGGGTGAAGTCAGCCGTATATTTGGCATATCCTTTAAGAATTCTAATATCATCCATATAACCACTAAATGGTAATGAAGCTCCATTATATCGACCGATATATAGAGTATTTGCTAAATTTGTAGCATCTGAATTTGTAGTAGAAAATCTTAGACTGCCATCAACAAATCCTCTTAAATTTGTCCCAGATCTGCATACAGCTATATGGTGCCATTCTCCAGTTGAAAGTGCAGAGGAATTGTTCTGAACTTCAGTAGAACCAGTATACCATGATAAAGTTCTATCATTTGATTTTAATTGGAGATACCATCCTCCACCAGCACCTATTAAAACTGGATTATTACTAGATTGCGATGGAAGGTAAATCTGTAATTCAACAGTAAAATCACCAGTTCCAAAGTCAAAACTTTCATGGTCGGAAATACTTAATTCGTCTGAACTACTGGAAATGAGGCTTAAGCTGTTACCACCAAACTTTGCTTGTGTTGATGAAATGGCAGCACCACCAGAGGCAGTTACACTATGACCATGTGGTGAATCATCATTTGTATCTGAATCAAATGGAAGATATAATGATGTAAAATCTGTAGTCGTATTGGTTTTGTCTTCACCAGTTAGTGTAGCACCAACTGCTTGTGATGGCGGAATAAAGTTTTTGGTATAACGTGCCACACCTTTAGTGATTCTAAGGTCATCGATATAACCTGTACTACCACCACCCCACCAATATCGACCACCAGCATAGTAATCCCTACCAATGTTTATGAGTGAAGAATTATTAGTAATACTATGACTTGAAGTAACAGTTTGTTTTAAATCGCCGTCCAGGAAAAATAGGAATTGATCTGCCGACCGAGTTAGCACACAATGGTGCCATTGACTATCACCAAAACCACTAGAATCTGCGATTACATTAATTAATGGACCGCTACTACTATAATCACGACTCCAAAATTCAACTTCACCTGTTGCTTGTCTGTTGAAAAAGAATTGCCAATCGCCGTTTACCCAAGAATTATTTCTCTTACCAATTGGAGCTTGTATAGAATTATTAGAGGTCCAAAACCAAAATTCAATAGTAAAATCATCATCGCCAAATTCTAAATTGTTATGGTCTGCAACAGTTAGATAATCATTTGAACCATCTAATGCTAAACTATTACCACCAAACTTTGCTTGTGTAGATGAAACAGCAGCATCACTATAAGCAGTTACTGTATGACCATGTGATGAATCATCATTTACATCTGAGTCAAATGGTAAGTAAAGTGATACTTCGCTACCATTATGAAGACCAAGTGCAGACGTTGGAACAGTATATGATGAATCTGTATAAAGTGCCACACCTTTTGTGATTCTAAAATCATCTATGTATACTTTACCAGTTCCTGCAGTATAACTTCCACTATTATTTCTGCTAAGAATATAAGAGGAACCACCTGTTGGTAATAATTTGCTACTAGTTACTTCAAATTTTCTACTACCATCCCAATACCCACGATAAGTAGAACCATCATATGTAATAGCCACATGATGCCAATTGCTATAATCAATACTGCCATTTGATAAAAGGGAAGGATTTTGAAAGATATTCCAACCGCTGCTACCATTAGCAGCATAAGCACGAAGCGTATTGTCACTTGCTATCCAAAATAAAAGACCAGAATAACTACTATTTATTTCATTATGAGTATACAAAGCAACATTAGATAATGAGTCTGTGGTGCGTAAAAAAAACTGAACGGTAAATGCGGTATCTAAGTCCATAGTAGAAGAGTTATCAATTTTTAATGAACCACTACTTTGTGACTTTAGAGCATTACTACCAAACTTTGTATACGTTGAATCTACGGTCATTGACCCACGATTAGTAATTGTTTGACTAGATGATGAATCATCTTGAATATCATCATTGAATGGAAGATATAATGTTGTAACTTCTTTATTAGCAAAGTCAATTGGTGTAGTACCACCCCGTGCAGCACGAGTAACCGCAACTGTGCTGTTGGCAAAACCTCTTTGATTATAACCTGTATAACGAGACATATTTCGACTCCTTTCTAAAGAAAACTAAAAGAAAAAATTAAGAGTCGTAAATTTGTTCTAATGAAATTGTGAACTGTAGATCATTATTAGCAGAAGCAGCACCGCCGATTGTTGAATTCTCAAGTAGATAGAATGAACTATTCTTATCGAATGCAACTAGGGTAGCATCAGCAGGAACAACAACGGTCTTAACTAAGAACGTGTTTGAACCAGCATTATTCATAATTAAATCGAAGTCTGCGTTTGCAGAGCCATCGATGTTGGAAATTATGACCGAATTGATTTTATGAACTGCACCGCTGGAAGCTGGGTTTGTATGAAACACAGTGTTAGAAGTGGTGATTGAACCTGTAACAGTATTAGCAAGAATTCTTGCAACTGAAACAATATTTGGATTAGCCATGGGATACCTCTCTTAGTTTGAAATATGTCTCGTTATTTATTAATCAACTTGGTAGTCTGGATATGATGGATAAACTACAGCATAAACATTCGCAGCATAAGTTGCTGGTAGGTCACGCAATTCTTGACGATATGTAACAAACTGACTATGAACGTTTGCATCGATATAATTACCAGGATAACCATATGCTGCCATACTTGTAACAGCATCAGCAGTACCAGCAAATGTAACTGTACTATTAAGTGTAACTGCACCAGTTGGAATGTCACTGGGAGTTATCACTCTAATAATGTTTGCTGTTGAATTTGCTACTACAATTTCATGAATATCTACTGTAACTGAACCAGATGTAATTGTCTCACCAACTGCTAATCCATCAATGATTGCCTCTGAGACTGTATTTGCAACAACACCTGTGAAACTAACTTCTGTATTTGCAGCGGTTGTAAAGTTAATAATTGAACCATTCGCAACGTGTTCTGTCATTTGAGCCTTGACTGTTACAACATCATCGGGTACTTCTTCTTCCATATCATACGGTGGAGTAACCATATATACGTCTGTTACAATCCCTGTAACTGATCCAAAGGTAACAGCATCATCAACTGCAATTGCTGCATTATTTGAAGTCATAGAAAAAGTAGAATATACTGCATCTGAAGATAGTTCAATTGTATTGAAAACAACATTTGACACTGGTATTTGAGTCCAGTCTGATTTAGATAACTCATTATCTCTACCTGATCTAATATCTTTCCATTGAGCAGCGATTTTTTCATCAGTTACATCAGTAACATACCAAACATGACCTAACCAAGTCAGTTTTTGAGTATCTTCAATTGTTGGCGGACTAGGAACATCAATCCAACCTAGTTTATGGCGATTATCAAATGCATTCTCTCCAGTATATGACTTACCATTCTCATCTTTTAAACGGTGAGGAAACTTCCAACGAGGAATAGGATAACTGTAGTCTTTTGAATACCAGGCCATTTATCTCTCCCTTAACCGAATACGATTGCCATGGCGATTGCTTTACCAGTTGTCGCTGCCTGTGTCGTAGTAGCAAGTGTGCCACTTGAAGTTGGAAGCGTTACAGTAACATCACCTGAGTAATTAGCGTGTGCAGGTGCAACCAAAGTTACCTTGTGAGCATTACCTGTCTCACAATAAAAGTCAATCTTTGATGGACTACCTGTTGCACTGAAGATTTGAATGTGACCGTTTGCAATGTCAACACCAGATGAAGCACCCTCACTATCAACAAGCAACTTTGCTTTCATTGATTGATTAGTGGCAACGTTTTTAATAACAGCATCCGAAGAGGATAGAGCAGAAGCTGAAACACTAGCAATAGCAGAGTTAGTGTTAGCAAGTGCTGCACGCTCTGCGCTTTGAACTGATGTAATAAATGCGTTAGTATTTGCAAGCGCACCTCGCTCCGCACTTTGAACTGATGTAATAAATGCGTTAGTATTTGCAAGTGCCACATCAGATGTGCTTGTTGCATCTGTAGCGAGTGCAGATAATGTTTTAAGTGAGTTAACATCAGACATCATTTGCTGGACAGTATTAGATCCAGTAAGTGCTGATAACTGTGTGGAGACTGCTAATGCCATTTTACCCTTCCCTTCTTATGGAATTATTATTAGTATTTATAAACTCTTAACTGAAATATGGAATCTTGTAAACTGAACCACCGAGATTGATAGTCAAGTGACCTGCTGGATCAACTAAGACTGCATTATCAGACATTTGAACTGATGACAGTGATTGCGCGATACCATTAGTATTTGCAGAAAAAACAGCAACATTAGCAGATGCTAATTTAGTGGCGATACTAGTTGTAACAGTAGATGCAAAGTTTGCATCATCACCTAAAGCAGCAGCAAGTTCATTTAGAGTGTCTAAAGAACCAGGAGCAGAGTCAACTAGATTTGTAACCTCTGTTGAAATAACATTACGAATAGCAGTGTTAGTAGCTGTCAGGTTTGTATTCAATAAGTCAATTCTAGCTGTCTGTGCTGCTAAACCTGCTGAACCATCTACAGAGGCGATATAAGTATTTGTGTTTGCTACAAATGACTGAAACTCTGAGTTAGCAACATAAGATGGGGCATGTGCAGATAGACTTTTGAGAGAATTAACATCGCCCATAATTTGGGAGACTGTATTAGATGACGTTAGCTGACCTAACACGGATGAGACTGTTACAGATGCCATTTTAAAAGACCCCTCTAATTATGGTTATTTTAATTTGTTTTTCAACGAGATAAGTAGATTTTCTATATTTAGTAATCTTTCATCGAACTTTTCAATTTTTTCTTCTAAGTTATCAATTTTATTAAACTGTTTTTTTCTATTCTTATATGCTTGAAGAGCGGAAGTATTCACGTTAAGAATGGCATTAGTCTCCGTATCACGGACCAAATTA